CATAGAGGCCAAGCTCGACGCGCTCTACAACAAACTGGAAGTGGTACAACAGTACCGTATTACCGGAGGTCAAAATGGTTGATATCGCCCGTGTGCGCCGAGAGTCCCTTCGCTGGAGTCTGCTGGTCGCCCTGAACAAAACCCGCCCGTACACCGCCAGCGAAACACTGCTGCTGGATGTCTCCCGCGCCATTTACCCCGACACCACGCCGCTGGAGTTGCGTCGTGAGCTGGATTATCTGGCTGACCGCAAGATGGTTGAGCTTGAGAAAAAACCTACCGGAGACTGGTTTGCTGACCTGACCCGCCTCGGCGTGGATCTGGTTGAATATACCGTGGAGTGCGGCCCCGGCATCGCCCGCCCGGCAAAATACTGGAGTGAATGATGGCCAGACGCAGCACGATAGACAAACTGCCGGAAGACGTGCGCCGCTGGCTAGAGCGGGCGCTGAACGAGTCCGGCTTCAGTGGTTATACCGAACTGGAGTCCCTGTTGCGTGAACGGGGTTACGTCATCAGTAAATCGGCCATTCACCGCTATGGTCAGAAGATTGAGCGCCGCTATGGTGCCATTCGCGCCGCCACCGAAGCGGCCCGCATGCTGACCGAGGGGGCTGCTGACGATCAGGATGCGCGTTCAGAAGCGGTTATCGCCCTTATCCAGACCGAACTGTTCGAGAGCATTGTCCAGTTGCAGGAAGCCGAAGAAGGCGAAGTCGACCCCAAAGAACGCGTGGCGCTGCTGTCTAAAGTCGCCAAGAACGTCGCCACGTTGTCCCGCGCCTCCGTCAACCTGAAGAAGTTTCAGAGCGAAGTCCGTGACCGCGCCCGGCAGGCGGCCAGCAACGCCGAAAAGATTGCCCGCAAGGGGGGCCTGTCTGCCGATGCTGTCCAGGCGCTGCGCCGTGAAATTCTGGGGATTGCCACATGACACAGCTTGATCCTGTTGTACCTGATACCTCGGCGCTGGATGTTCCCGTCGCGCTGATGCCTTACCAACAGCGCTGGGTCGCAGATACGTCCCCGCTCAAGGTGATCGAGAAGAGCCGCCGTACCGGCATTACCTGGGCAGAGGCATCCGATAACGTGTTGACCGCTGCCTCTTCGGCACCTGCAGGGGGCATGAACGTCTATTATATCGCCTACAACCAGGACATGACCGTCGAATATATCCAGGCCTGCGCCATGTGGGCGCGGGCATTCAACTATGCCGCCAGCGAGATCGAGGAAGGTTTCTGGGAAGAGGACGAAGACGACAAGCACATCAAGACCTACACCATCAAATTCCCGGACTCCGGCTTCCGCGTCGTCGCTTTGTCCAGCCGTCCGTCGAACCTCCGTGGCCGTCAGGGCATTATTGTTATCGATGAAGCCGCATTCCATGAGCAACTGGACGAACTGCTCAAGGCCGCGTTGGCGATGCTTATCTGGGGCGGTAAGGTGCGTGTTATCTCTACCCATGACGGCGACGACAATCCGTTCAATACGCTCATTGGTGATATCCGGGCCGGGCGTCAGGGCGGCAGCGTGCAACGCATCACCTTTAAAGATGCTGTCATTGAGGGGCTGTTTCGCCGCGTCTGCCTGCGAACCGGGAAGACATGGTCAACCACCGCCGAGCAGGCATGGATGGCATCGGTGTACAAGTTTTACGGTACCGGTGCGTCCGAGGAGCTGGATTGCATTCCGGCCAACGGGGGCGGAGCCTGGCTCTCCCGCGCCCTGATTGAGTCCCGTATGTCGGCAGATACGCCGGTGCTGCGTCTGACCTGCCCGGAGGGCTATGAGCTGAAGCCTGATGGCGAACGCTTCAGCGAGACACAGGACTGGCTGGAAGAGAACCTGAAGCCGCTACTGGCGGCATTGCCCGCCGATGCACGCTCTTTCCTTGGGCGCGACTTTGGCCGCAGCGGTGACCTGTCAGTGGACTATCCCTTGCTGCAGCAGAAGAACCTGGTACGCCGCGTGCCGTTTGTACTCGAACTGCGTAACGTACCGTTCAAACAACAAGAGCAGATCACCTGGTTCCTGTTAGATGGTCTGCCCGGTTTGCTGGGTGCCGCCTTTGATGCGCGGGGCAACGGCGCGTATCTCGCTGAATATGCCATGCAGCGTTATGGCTCCAGCCGAATCAAACAGGTGATGCCCACCGAGGGCTGGTACCGGGAGCATATGCCACCGGTCAAGGCGGCACTGGAAGACGGTAACCTGGTGGGGCTGCCAAAGGATGAGGATACGCTGGATGATCTGCGTGCTGTCCAGGTGATTAACGGCGTGCCCCGCGTGCCAGAACAGCGCTCAAAAGCGAAGTCAGATGGCGGTAAGCGCCACGGGGACTCGGCTATCTCACTGGCGCTGGCGTACTTTGCCAGCCGTGAAATTAACAAAGGGCCGGTGAAGGCAAGCTCACGCCGTCGTCGCCAGTCCGCCCGACTGCTGGAGGGGTACTGATGGCGCGTGGAATATGGGTTTCACCCAATGAATTTGTCAGCTTTGCAGAGCCGGATACGTCGTTGACCGCGCAGATTGCCTCGCGCAGCCGTTCCATCGACTTTTTCGGACTGGGGATGTACTTGCCCAACCCCGACCCTATCCTCAAATCTCAGGGCCGGGATATTCGTATCTACCGCGAGCTGCGTACCGACCCGCTGGTCGGTGGCTGTATCCGTCGGCGTAAGGCCGCCGTAAAATCGCTGGAGCGCGGCATGGAGCGTGGGCACGCTTCAGAGCCGGTATTCAATTTCATCCGCGATATGCTGGACGACCTCGATATCTCTCGCATCATCGGCGAGATGACCGACGCCGTGCTCTATGGGTATCAGCCCTGCGAAATTATGTGGGGCCGCTCAGTGAAGTCCTGGGCAGTCACCGACATCGTGGGCAAACCGCCCGAGTGGTTCCAGTTCGACAATGACAACCTGTTGCGTTTCCGGGCCAAAGACGCCGGACTGGAAGGCGAACCGGTGCCACTCAATAAGTTTGTGGTACCGCGTCAGGATGCTACCTATGACAACCCGTATGGCTTCCCCGACCTGTCGATGTGCTTCTGGCCAGTGACGTTCAAAAAAGGCGGGATGAAGTTCTGGGTACGCTTTGCAGAGAAATTCGGCTCGCCGTGGGTTATCGGCAAGCACCCACGCGGCACTGCCCAGGGAGAGATTGACCTGCTGTTGGATTCCATGGAGGCAATGGTGGAAGACGCGGTGGCGGCGATCCCCGATGACTCTTCCATCGAAATCAAGGAGGCCGCTGGCAAGGCCGACAGCAGTGATATTTACCAGAACCTCATCACATTGGCCCGCAGTGAAATCTCCATTGCTCTGTTGGGGCAAAACCAGACCACCGAGGCCAACAGTAACCGAGCCTCCGCGCAGGCGGGTCTGGAGGTCACCAGCGATATCCGTGATGCCGACGCCGAAATTGTCGAAAGCGCGGTTAACCAGGTGATACGTCAGGTGGTTGAGCTGAACTTTGGTGAGGTGGCCAGCCCCGTCTGGCGCATGTGGGAACAGGGAACCGTCGACGATCTGCAGGCCTCCCGTGACGAAAAACTCAGTCGCGCCGGTGTGGTGTTTACTCCGCAATACTTTAAGCGTGAGTACCAGCTGCAGGACGGCGATATTGACGAGACTCCGCCGTCAGAACGCCAGAAGAGTGGCATGATGCCGCTGTCGTTTGCCGAGGCGATGGATGCCGATATTCAGGCGCAGGATGCACTGGACAGTGCACTGGATATTCTGATGAACGGCGGGACGTTAAACGGAACGTTGGAACCCGTGCTGGCTCCGCTGTTTCAGCAGGTTCGCAGCGGTGCTAACCCGTCAGAACTGCTGGGCGAACTGGCCGAGCTGTATCCGCAGATGAACACCGAAGACCTGCAGGAGCGGCTGGCCCGCATTTTGTTTGTGGCAACACTCTGGGGGCGTCTGCATGAGCGTGACAACGGCTGAACTGGCGTACTGCATGACATTACCCCCAAAGCGGGCCATCGGGTATCTGCGATCTAAGGGGTATAAAATCACCTGGGACTGGGAGGACATGTGGCAGGATGCGCATGCCCGCGCCTTTACCGTCGCCAAAGTGGCCCGCCTCGATATCCTGGAAGATATCCGCAGCCGTCTGCAGCAGGCGCTGGATGAGGGTAAGACAGACCGCTGGTTCCGCAAGGAGCTGGAGCCGGAACTGCAGCGCAAGGGGTGGTGGGGGCCGCGTGACACCACTGACCCGGTGACGGGCGAGCCGGTCACCATCCAGCAAGGCAGCCCGTGGCGGCTCGATACCATCTTCCGCACCAACATGTCCGCGCTCTACAGCGCTGGACGTTGGGCGCAGCAGATGGAGAACGTCGACGACAGGCCCTACTGGATGTATACCGGCATT